TTTGCGATCTCGAACTTGAGGCTTGTCAATTTTAATTGCAACACTACGTGCTCTATAGGCGTCATAAATTCTACCGCTATAAAGTGTGTCAAGTACCGCCATCATGGCGTCTACTTTGCGATGTGTTTTGCTATCCCAACGACTTTTGTTAGCAATACTACGCATTCTGGCGTCTTGAGCAGCCCACCATTTGTTAGGGGCCTCTTTGTTGTCTTTCTCTATTGTAAGCATAATAACTCCTAGTGTGTGTTAAGTTCAGGATTACAACTGTTTACAATTTCGCGCTCGACAGCGTGGGCGGGTTTACGTCCTCGCACAACATCAACCAATAGTATAACATGTGCCTCGGCACCATGCGACCTAATGCTGTTGCATAAAGCCCACGACTTGTTCTCTGTTAGTGCGCGGCGAACATGCTTTTGCCAACGTATTTTGAGAGCGCGATTGACTTGACTGCCGCATACTGTAATGCCAACATAGTGCTCGTTGGTCACAGTGTTAACGATCATGTACAAAGCATGCTTTGTATCTTGTCTACGTTTACGAGTGCGTTTTTCCATACTCGTAGTATAGCAAAATGGGCAGGTAGTGTCAAGTTGTGGCATAAAAACAACAACTTGAGCAGTTTTTCCAACAGAATTTGTGGCTTTTTAACCACAAATTTGTTGTTTTTTGACACTAATGTAGGGTTCGATTTGGTGCTGTAAGTTCGTCTATACCCAGGATTTCTAGTATAGCTGCCACCGTTTCATTGGGGCAAGTAAACCCATCTTCGGGACCAAATACGGTTTTTAAGTTGCCATCTTTGTCTAATAAAAAACCTATATCTGTTGATTCGATATCCAGGTCGTCGCCTTCTTCTAGCTCAACCGAATTAAGATCTTGCTCTTGTAATTCCAACGCTGTTCTTTTTGACATTGGGAACTCCTTAGTTCACATTAGTATTTACATCTCAATTCATTTTACATAACTCAGTTTATTTGAACAAGATCAAACTCATAAGCACGGTCTGGCCACAAAACCCTAAACAAATGGTTGCTAGATATAAGAAGTTTCGTTCAAATAGGCTCTTAAAAAAGATAGCGATCAATCCACCCCAAACAAATAACATGATGTCAACTGGGGGCATCTTATCACTTTGATTTGTCAGCACAGCCAATAAAGTGGGTACACTAGATAAATGTAACATAACAATAGTCAGCCACCCTAGAGTATGAGCACTGATATTGCCTAAGTGTTCACTGATAAAGTGAATCACAGCACTGGGAAAATGAGCTAGACGATCTAGCATGATAGAGAGAAATTTATTCATAACTGAGACCTTATTTGTAAAAGATGTGGCGTCCAATTTTGGCAATTCGTTCTTTCCTCCAACCGGGGTTAACATAGTCTGCGTGATAATATAGTGCTTCTGTTAGACCAGGTAATCTAAATCCCTCTAACAGAACCTTTTTAGCCACTTGCATACTCTCTTCGTAGACCGGTTGGTGTATAACTCTTGCGGCTGCTACACGATCGCAGTACCAAGAAAATTGGCAAATCACACGTTCATATATAACGTTCTTCTGATAAACCACACGACACAGATCTTCAGGAAACTGACCACTGTTGGCTCGATTAATCGTGACTTGTGCTACAGCCACTTTGCCTTCGAATGGCTCATTGCCAGCTTCAAAATAAATGTTTCTAGCAAGGCAAACCAATTGACGTTCACGCATATCGGCGGTAATATTTGAACCACGTATAGATTCAATGCGTTCAAATTTGGATTCTGTGATCCATTTTAACATTCCATAACAACCATATAATCCAACAAGCATCAATATGATTGCTATAAAGTGGATTATGTATTTTTGAATATCACCTGATCTTGAATCGGTGTTATACAAATTTTCCATAATATCTCCTTTTTAAGGACAACAACATCCTATTGTAACATCACTTATGTTAAATTACAACTAAGACAGTGTTAAAAGATCCTCAAATACACTGAGGACTATTTGATTGGATTAATTGAAAATATGACATGCCGTTGCCATCGGCATAGATACCATAAAAATTTCCATTCTCACAGTAAGTACTTAGCAAAGTTCCGCGAGCAGGATACTCAATAGACATGCTATCAGGTGGACAACATTTTGCTAAAATTGCGGCTTGTTCTTGAGCATACTGGTTAGTGTAGTCAAACACGCTCACAGTATTAGTATTAACTCCTATGCTGTTTAATATATTACGATTCTTACCTTCAATAATAGCATAACGTATGGCGTCACCATATATGTCTTGAGCAGCGGCGCCTTTGACCCAATCAGCATAACCTAATTTGAAATCGTCGTTATATGCTACATCTAAACTACTGACGAATCCCATTACAGATGATAGTGATCCCGCAATGTTACCGGTGTCTATTTGTGCTGCTTTTAAATTTCTTTTTTCTGTGGCTAATTGATTTACAATGTCTCCATGAAATCTTTCAAGCAAGGCTAGGTCTTCTACTGTTTGACTTTCAGTCTTGGCCAATAAGGCCTGTGCTGCGGCTCTAATTGCGGCCGCATCTGCCACATCAGTGTTAAGATTAGCCTGAGCATTGTTTACAGCATTTGTTATAGCATTTTTTAATGCTTGGCCTTCAGGGGAGTCAATTAATCTTTTTTGTGCCGACAGCATGCCAATTAATCTCGGCGTATAATAAGTACCAGTAAAACTACCCATCATATCATTCATAGTGGGATTGCCAAACACACCGGAACCAGTGCCGGTGAGTTTTTGACGTTCTGCGATGTTTTGGTTTAAGGTATCGCCTAATGTTGTACTACTACGTTCAACCCCTAACAACACGCTACTGGTAGGGAATTCGATCTTGTTTAACTCTTTTCCTAAATCGCCAATAGTGGTTAAATTAGTGGGCCCCACAGTACTAAGACGGTCAGAAACATCTTTAAAATTACTGACTAGTGTTAGTGCTCCTGCCGACAACACTGCCGCTGGTATTAAAGCATCACCTAGATTAGTTATATTTTTTGTAAAGCCTACTGCCTTAGTTATTGTTTCTACTATTTCTGTAGGAACAGATTGTAAAACTTTTAAAACAGAAGAAGGATCTGCTTGACCAATAGATGTTGGAGGGAATGACCCTTCCTGGTATAGATAACTATTAAATTCTGGTATATTTTGATCTACTAAATGTTGGGCAAATTCATTTGGTTCAAATGCTTTATCTAAATTGCTGACGTTATACATGTTGCCCCATTGGCTAACATCACTTGTAAACGATGTAAATCCTTTCTGTAACGAATCAATTGTGTTTTGAGTTGTTTGAAGTAGCCCACCGGCTACTGCTACGCCGCTTGAAACAGCACCGGCTATATCATTAATAGGTTGTAAAGCACGTGATGCTGCACCTCCTGTGACCTGATCAAATATGCTCAACGCATTAAATGATTGTCCACCAATTTGAAAATTGGCTGCGTTTTGTATTGACGCCAATGCCGCCGCCGACTGCTCCACAAACCCCTTGGCAGCACTAATAGTCTCAGTCAATGACGGAATACCATTTTGTAAAAAGCCGCTGGCTTGAGACCCTAGGCTTTCAAACAAATTTGAACTTGGAAAATCTAAGCCTTCTAAAGCAAAGTCACTGAATATACCAAGATCAATTTGTCCAGTTAATCCTCCAGGCAGATCACCTATAGCAGATTTCACAGCATCACCAGCTACATTTATTGCGTCATTAACAACGCTGCCTATGGTCTCATTTAGGCCGCCTAGTACATCACCCATGGAACTTATATTGAATTCCGATAGGTTACCTATTAAATCAGTATTGATACCTAATTCGCCCAAAGAGTCTATGTTGAATCCTCCTAGGTCAACACCACCTAATAGGTCAGTGTTGATTCCTAGTTCGCCTAAAGATCCAGTAAGATCAAAACCATCGAGTCCGGGCACGAGACCACCGCCGCCCATTAAACCTGCGGCAGCAATACTACTAACTACACTAAGTACGCTACATCCCATAATTAATATTTACCGTAAAATAGACGGCTAACCGCCTACTATTACATCACAGCTACCTATATTAATTATACAACCACAAAAGGTCTTATCCATGGCTCTCGCCATGGGTTTACCTTCTACCGTGACAGAGCAACTACCCGATATAATAGGTTGTGGTAACTTGTGTAACTTCTTAAAGGGCACATGAGGTTTACATATACTGCCTTTGTGTGCAGCAGGTTTGCCATTTACCAATACAGAACAAGCTACTGGCAACAGTATGGTACCATTTAGATTACATCTATCGGTAGTTTGTCTAGCAGCGCCGGCCATTATTCAGAAGTAATGTTGGTGGTTTGAATAAAACTGTCAGTCTCTTCTCCTTCTTCCAAGACTTTGACGTAATGCTCTTTTAACCTATCGTGAGATGGACATGATGTAATAATATGTTGATCGTTGTAAGTAAGATTATCACGATCTGGATCTAAACCAAACATGGCTTGTAGCACACCAATACCATCAGGAGTAGTAATGACCACACAAGGTCTATTTAATTCATAGCCTGTCGATGTTTGTTCGACTAATTTTCCAATAATTTCGTCGCCACTGATTAGTTTTAAACTAATAATATCACCAACTTGATATTTAGATTTTTCAATTAACATTGTAATTTTCCTTTAGTAGTTGAAATTCATTTTCTGTTAATTTTGTCAGGCCAGTATATCCGCCTGTGACAAACAATTCTCCATTTTGATAAATTTGTGGAACTGTTCTATGACCTTCGTTGATGATAAACTGCTTTGCTTCCTCATCGAGATCAATGCGAATCTCCTCAAACTTAATACCTTTTAATTTTAATAAATTCTTAGCTTTGTCGCAAAAAGGACAATTATTTTTACTATAAACAGTCAACATCAAGCCTTCTCCACTTCGACTACTATACTGCTATCTCCTGTTAGTTCTTCAACAACACTCGAAAGGGCATCCATGATATCTTGTGTAACTATGGAATCTATAGTCGTGTCATTTTTAACTAGTTTTGAAAGTTTAACTAGAATAACTTCTTCATGTATTTTTGGCATTTTAAAGCTCCGGTAATTCTTCTTTGATAATACTGTCGCCCATGACACCGATTATGTAATTAGTGCTTTCGGATTCCTGTAGCGCAGTTTGTTTTTTATTTATATTGACATGTTTGTTGAACCAAGGAATTGGACTAGACTTAGGATGTTCTTCTGGGTACTTAATGCCAATGTCTCTTAAACGTGTAAAAGCTGTATAGTCTACAAAATCTTTTAGAATTTGCGAGTTTAATCCAATTACCACACCTTTCTTAAACAAATACTCGGCCCAGGTCTTTTCTTCTTCTATGACATCTAAATACATTTGATAAACTTGGAGACTACATTGATCTGCGGCACGAGCAAAGCGAGGATCATCTTTGACAACTTGGTTAATGATATAGGCAGTCCACTCGGCGTGTAACATTTCATCTTGTAAAATCAAACTAATGATATTGCCGTTCCCGATGAATATACGATTCTCTACCATGGCTAAACTTGTAGCAAATGATACCATAAAGCGTAAGGCTTCTAGGGCATAACTGGCATTTAAAGCCAACCAAATTGCTTCAACGTGTTCTTTTTCGCTGACTAGAATTTCGCCAATCTCTTTTTGACAATTGATTTTGTGTAGCTCATCGTAGTATCTACCAACACTACTTGCCATTTCTACAATTTCTTTGGTATCGTGTATTTTGTTAAATTCTTCTTTGGGGACGCCGTAGATGTTTCTGATAATATGGCTGTAACTCTTGCTATGAATATTGGTTTCAAAGAAACTCCAGTTATTAACCAGTGCCTCTAATTCAGGAACACTTACAACAGGATTAAAGATTTGTGCCGGGGCACGACCCTGTATACTATCTAGTGCGGTTTGCCGTAACAAATTGCTAGTGAAGATATGCTTGATGGCTTCGGTGGCTTCTTTAAAATCGATCTTGTCTTTGGTCAAGGTAACTTCTTCTGGAACCCAAAAGAACCCACGAGCAGTTTCTTCAAACTTTTGAATTCGTGGATATCGTACTTCTTCAAACCTTTGTACGGTGACTGGTCCTTCTGGATCTAAAAACATGGTACGTTTTAGATAATTTGTCTGTTTCTGTAAGTTATATTGTGCTCGGCTCATTTTTCGTCAAACTCTATAATAAGGCCACCTTCCTCATCAATACGCACAGTGGCAACGTCGTCTTGGTTGAGGGCAGCTAAAATCATGCCCTCTGCTTCTTGTTCAATTTCTATATCAGAAGGTACACCATATGCTAATAATAAACTTCTAATTTTTTCAATATTGGTAAGTTCTTGATTCATAGTACACATGCCTCACAGTTTTCTTGATCTAACTCTGATTCTATTGGAGTTTCATAATCTGCCGCAGTAGTAGTCGATGTTAAAGAAGTTTTGACACCTACTTTGTTGATTAAACTATAATAGATAGTCTTAATCCCCCACTTATGGGCCATCATTAGATTCTTGGCGATAATTGTGGCAGGTATTTTAGCATTTTCATAAAATGCAGGATTATAAAAAGTGTTTGTGCTAAGACTTTGATCTACATAGGCTGCCAGCACAGCCGCCATTTTTAAATAGTCAGCACAGTCGCGCTGGTCCCACATTAACTGATAACGGTTCTTTAATCGTTTGTATTCGGGCACTACCTGTACAAAAGATCCAGCTTTGCTTTCTTTAATTGAGATCAACTCCATGGGCATTTCAATACCATTGGTTGAATTCAAAACAACACTAGAACTTTCAACTGGAGCCACAGCCATTAGTGTAGCATTGCGAATACCGGATTTAAGTAATCTAGCACGTAGAGGTTCCCAGTCAAGACTTGGAGTAAAATCCGTTAGCTCATTGACACCCGGGGCACGTCGTTCCCAGGGGAATACGCCCCTACCGTAGTAGGTCTGCGACGATTTCGCACAAGCACCGCGCTGCTCAGCCAATTCTACACTCATTTCGGTTAGGTAATAGGCCTGATGTTCCATCCAACGCCTGACTTCCGCCAAAGCAGTTGGTTCGCCGTACTTGAGTCCCTTGCGGGCACACCAATATGCCAGGTTAGTGATACCAACCCCAAGTGGTTCAAAGTCCCGATTTGCTAACTCACTTTGTATACTTAGGAAGTCTTGATAGTTGAGTAAATTGCTGAGACTACGGACTAGTATTCTACAGCATTTACGCATGTCTTGTGGATTACGAAACGCCCCCCAGTTTATGCTGCCAAGAGTACAAAGAGCAATTCGCCCTTGATCATCTTCAATCCTTTGGAAAGGTCGGGTGGGTAATAGTATCTCTTGGCATAGGTTAGATTGATATATGGGATCAAGTGCCGTGTCAAATGGACCTTGGCTTTGTACGTTATCGATGTTGACAAGATAGATCCTACCAGTGTCAGTACG